AGGTATTTAGTTTCACCAATAACAAAACTCATAATAGTATTCTCATCAACTCGTAAAGATTTTGGATTAGGCAAGGTATTTTTTTCTGTAATAATTTTTAAGGCATACTCGTTTCCAGTTGGTTCGTCGTCAGCAGGATAAGCAATATTGTAATCTTTTTCCTTACCAACGATATTCTCAAAAGCAAAGTCATCACTTTTCCAAATCTTCTTTTCCTCATCAGGTTTATCGGCAAGTTGATTAGAGGCACAAATAGATTTTCTTTTTTCTTTTTCCTCAATTGGATAGAAGTGTTCGTTGCTTACAAGATAAATTAGAGCAGGGTGAGTTCGGTTTTTAGAACGATAGTAGTGAATAAGTTTCTCGTTCTTATCAAAGGCATACATTCCAACATCAAACCTTTCACAAAACTTTATCAATTGCTCGGTATTAACACCATTCTCCAAAGAGTTTGAGTATTCATCGCAACTAAACAAAGTATCCAAGTTTTCGTATGCTTGTTCTCGGTCATCAGCAGGTATAGTTTTTTTGAACCCTGATTTACCAGCGTATTTATGGAACAGATAATCAAAGACACAAGTATCCTCGTTTCTATCCCAAGTCGTATCACCAATATAATTCAAGTCCAATTTTAAAGCACCTGCCTTTTTCATTCTCGCAACCCTCACACCTTTCGCAACCAGTTTTCCACCCACGATTGGAACTATAACAGGGTCGCCCAAAGTTGGTTCGGCAATATCTTTTATCTCGGCATTACTTTCTTCAAGTCGGTTGATTTCATCTTGTTGTGATTGCTGTATGCGTTCAAACAAACCAAACCGCTTACCTTGAACTTGAAGATTTGCTACTTTTGGAAACCACTTGCTCCATCGTCCTCTATCTTCCTTAAACCTAATTTTATAGGCAAAGGAGAATTGCTGGATTATGGTTTGATTATCAAAAGTATATTTTTGCTGGATATTTGCTTTAACCGCCTTGACGAAATCCTTATACACCTTGCCTTGCTTATTACTATTATCAGTAATATTAGCATAGCGTTGAGTAGTAGGTCTAACGCCAAGTTGATTAGCAATAGAGTTCCAACGAGGGCGATTGATTTGAGGTTTGCTAAATCCATAAAAGGATAATTCGTTCTTAATCGTAATCCTATTCATCTTCCTATATATATACTAAATATTTTCTTTTTAAGTTATTTTTCCTTAATATTATATATTAGATAATCTCTTAATTTCGTTTCAATTTTTTAAGAAAATCCGTTTCAATTTTTTTTTTAAATAACGCCTAAATCTTTACCTCCTAAGATATTTTATAAAAAGCGTTTCAATTTTTTATAAAATCTAATTCTAAATCCTAAATATTCCTACACACAAACTAATATTTTTCTTGGTCTTCCTCGTTGTGCTGGTGGTGAGTTTTCACGCTTTTTCTCACGATACTTTTGATTAGCAATACGGCAACGCTCCTTAAACTTCTCGTTCCATTCTTCATCAGTTTTTTTGGTGTGATAATAATTTCGTTGGAACTCATTATACTTTTCAACATTCTTTTCACGATAGGTCATAATTGCCTTCTTAACCGCAGGGGTATAATATGATTTGGTTTCAGGTTGCTCTTCCATCTTATATATATAATATTACAATATTTAAATCCTTTTCAACCTAATTTATTAATTCGTTCTTTAAGTATCTTATCGTTTAATATTGTGTTGATAGACCACGAGTTTAAAAAATCATCAAAACATTCTGCGACCATATCAGTATTTCTTAATTTTGTTTTAACTTGATAAGTAAAAAAGTAATCACAAAGAATACAAAATCTACCGCAATTTTCACTATTAACATCTTGTATTTGTCTATTAGAAAAAGGAAACGGAGCAAAGGGTTTTAGAAAATCTCTTACTGGTTCAGGCGGACTAATTCCAAAACTATCAAAATAACAAGCACTCCCACAAGGAAATATTCTCATAAATACCCAGTGTGTTCCACTACCTTTGTCGTGGTCTTCCATATTAACATAATAAGAACCAACGCTACGACGCTGTGGTAATTTATCTTTGCTAAATACACCAACGATAGGCAGTTTTAATCCGTGTGCGATTTCCTCAATATCAAAATTAGTAATCATATTATATAGTATATACATACATAATATTATTATAGTTTCAACCAACACTTACTTATTTGCTTTCGTTTGCTCTTGCTTACTAAATCATCCGGAACAATACAACCAACATCACTAATCTTTACCAGTTTATCAATTGGTATATATAAGTGTTGCTTCTTTGGATTAAAAGGCGTATATTCCGTATCAGTATAATCAATTGCTTCTCTAACAGCATCTTCACCACCAATAACATCATAATTTTCTTGCGTCAATTCCCATTCGTATAAACCATCTAAAAATCCAAACAAGAAAAAATAACGCTTATCTGTTTCATCATTACCCCACGCTACTACTTTGTTAAATCCAATCATAGTTGTATTATAAAAGTGATGGTCGTTATTTCTTGATTTCAGTTCCACTTTTGTCTTATCATTCTCCCAGTCATAAACTTTCATAATACTCTTCATCGTGGTATTACATCTTACAACATCACCATACTTTTCGGTAATAGTTGGTTCATAAAGGGTTTCATTCAGGTCGCCCATAAATACATAAGGACGATTAGCAGGTTTCACCATTCTGTGAAAGTAAGAAGCAGGAGGGGTAGGATAAGTTTTTGAAATACTTTTCATACTATATATACTAAATATTTTATTTCTTTATATACTAATTTTCCTAAAATATATATTAAATAATTAATTAATTTTAAATCGGTAAAAAACTTCCTAAAACTTGCCCTATAACAGAACCAATTGGACCGCCACCTTTCTTATCAATTGGGTTGTATGACTGAATACCACGAGTAGGTATAAAAGGGTTCATCGCAGGACTACCAACCATAGCGTATGGACTGCCTTGTTGAATAGGCATTACAGCACCTCCGTATCTACCAGCAGGATAAATACCTCCACCACCATTACCAGCAGGTAGAAAAGACCCTCCTGCCGCCACAAAAGACCCACCATTCTCTAAACCTAAATCCATAACTTGCTTGTAAGGTTTGGATACATAAGGAGAACCTCCACAACCACACATAGGCATCTTACGCATTCTTCCACCGCTTACTTTCTTTTTGGCGTAATCACTCGCCAAATCAATAGCAACAGGAGCAACTGCTTGACCTACGGATTTCAATACATCAAAAAGACCTTCACCTCTAACCTTCTTCTTGGCGTAATCACTCGCCAAATCAATAGCAACAGGAGCAACTGCTTGACCTACGGATTTAAGAACATCAAAAAGACCCTTACCAGTTTGGCGGTGGATTAAATCCTCACCTTGTTTAAGAGCAACTCTAATACCCTTATTTTTACTCAAAGAACCCAAAACTTTTTTAGCAGTAGCAGGGAGCATAGCAAGGGCGTGTTCCGCCATACTATCAACCATCTCAGGTTTAATAGTAATAGCACCACCCTTTTTAAGAGTGCGTTTTTGTGCTGGTGAAAGATTAAGAGGCAACGCCATACCACCACTCAATCGTTTCTTTGCGTAATCACTTGCTAAATCAATTGCGATAGGAGCAACTGCTTGACCTACGGATTTTACAACATCAAATAATCCATTACCAGCGACCTTTCTTTTGGCGTAATCACTTGCTAAATCAATTGCTACTGGGGCAACTGCTTGACCTACGGATTTCAAAACATCAAAAAGACCATCACCTTTTTTGTATGCCCTTCGTGCCGTTTTACGCATCATACCCTTTTTCGTTCCACCACCTACCATACTTGGTGCTAAACTGATGCGACTTCTTGATTGAGGAACATTCATCACTTCCATTCTTATATATATTGGTATATATAAAAATCTAAAAACATATTCCTAAAAGCACGAGAAAACCATAGCAAATCTCGTGTTTAAGACAAAAAAAGATTTAATAAAAGTTCTATTTATTTACTTACTTTTTCTACTGAACTCTCGCACCAGTTCTTACATCTACCACAATTTGTCGTTCAAACTCAATAAAGACCATAAAGTCAATAGTTTGAGGAGAGTTATTAACACCTGATACTTGGACTGCTTTGGCGACACCATCTTCACTTGGAATGGAGCGACCAGCGTTTCCGTAGTAGTATCTGTATAAGTTTTCAAACTCGGTGAAACCAATAAGACCTGACGATAGAGAAGTAGTCAAACTGCCGTTCAACTGATTAGAAGAAATAAGTTGCTCGTAGAAGGTTTCATAATCGTATTGAAGATTGTTGATAAACAAGTTCTTACCGCTAATTTGGATTTGGAAGTTAGTAAGAGAAATTGGGTCAGGAGTTCCACCAGTAGTAGAGAAGGGAGAAAGAAGGGAAGAAGTCGTAGTTCCAGCAAGAGCAGTTGTAGTAGGGTAGGTTGATGCTGTGCCGTTGGACGCTTTTGGAAGCAGAGGAATGACTAATATTCCACGAATATTTGGTATGCCGTTCGTCACGAGGAACGAAAAAGTTTGTCCTGATGCTACACCAGTAAAAGAATACTGGAACAAATCATTATACACAATTTTCTTGGTAGGAGTTAAACTCAAATATCTTTGCTCTGCTATTGGCGACATAGTATAGGCAGGGGCGTATAGACGGACACTCGTAATAGGTGCGGCAACAGAGGCAGTAAATTGTCCTGATAAGAACTGGGTTCTAACAATAGATAAACCAAACTTAACGCTTTCAGGTGCGGCAGGAAGAGTGTTGGCGAGTGGAACAATAGCGTTAGCACCTTGCCCTATATCCATAGAAGAAACCATAATAGGATTAGTTCCACCACCACCAAGAATGATAGGCGTAGAGGTTAGGGCAACGCAACCAGTATTGGTTTGAGAGATGGAAGAACCAGCAGAAAGGGCAGTAGTAGAAACCGCACCAGCAACAACACCAGCACAAAAACCAGCAGTAAAATAAACTTGGTTAGTATTCAAGTAGATACGCATAGTAGAACCTTTGAGAAGAGGACACTTTTGGTAAAAGTCAGCAATATCTTTAAGACGAATAACAGCGTCAAAAACAATAGAGCGAGTAGTTGATGCCTTTTGGACGTACGACTGGAAGATTTGATTGAGAGCAGAGGAAGAGGCAACGGAAGTAGTTGCTGTGCCTGACGAACCAGCAAGAAGAGAAGGTTGATTGTTTGTAAGAGAGTTTATGAGTGTAGGCACAACAGCAGAACCCAAGTTATTAAGAGAAAAGTTCAACCACGCCATTCGTTGCTGTAATCCAAGATTGTAGTTTTGGCGGATATTATCACTATCATCACTTCCTAAACTATCAATATTCACCTGTAAGAGTTGGTTAATACCAGTCATAGGCATCACATTCGTAGTAGCACCAGTAGTCGCTGCCGAAAGAGTAGCAGTAGAAGGAACACCTGCGGCATAAACAATTGCCGTGATGTAAGTTCCAGTAGGAACACTTGGACCGCTAATCATCATACCAACAGACAACTGACCTGTAAGAGTTGTGATTGCCGTAACAGCAGTAGCAGTTGCCGTCACGAGAGAACCAGTCCAGTATCCGTAAGTAGCAATCTGGACGTAAGGAGCAACACGATTATTACATACACCCTGTCCTGATGTATTCATAAAGTTAAGAAGAGAGTTGGCGGTAGAGTTGTTGTTATACAACCAAGTTCGGCAACTATCAGGGCAAAAACCACAAATAGCACCCCAGTTAATAACATCATTCTGCGACCAACTGGTAAGGTTCTTAAAGGAACAAAACACATTCAAGAAAGGAGTTTGCTGTATAATACTGCCGTTATTGAACTCAACCGACATACTATGGAGGATTTGCCAGTATCCGTTTTTCAAACCCATCATATAATCAAGGTTGTTAGTAGCGGTAATACCAGTAGCAGAACCCTCTGCCTGTAAGACCAAAGGCATAGCGATAAACGCTTCACTCCAATTGATATAAGAACCGCTGTTGGAGAGACTGGTAGTATCCAAAACAATTTGTCCTGAATAACTGCCGTTGTTATTATCATTCACATACAACCACTGCTTATCAACGAACTCGCTGGACGACACCTCCGTATTGATGCTTTCTTCAAAGACAAGATTATCCATTATATATATACTATACAAAATATATTTTTTTGTATCGTATTGCTAAATTGTAGGGAACTCGTCGTTCCCCTACGACCCCATACTTTAATTGTTGCTAAATCTTTTGCTTCTTACTTTTTCTAAAAGTAGGACTAAAAGTCAAAGGATATATATTTTTTTGGAACTCTTGGTTGTGCGATTTTCAAATTACGCAGAATATCACTCTTTCGTTGAACCATTCCTTTTTCGTAGATTTCAGGCACTAAACCTGAACCCATCGTTCTTTTATTGCTTCTTGCGATATTGTGATTTTTGCTAATTCCCATACTTGTCCTTAAACCTGCTCCGCTGGTAGTTGAACCTAACTTGTGAATATACATACTATATATTATATAAGAGAAAATTATTATTTGGAAACATTACCCTTGAAATCAATATCACTTGCCTCTTTTTCATCTGCTATGATTAACAATATTACTAAATTATTATCTTGGAGAGTTGTTGGTATATTATTTTGGTCTAAAAAGGATACTTGAAAAGAATTATACTGACCTGGTTGTATATCAATAAAACTATACTGATTAGGTGCTACTGTAAATTGAGAACCAAATACGGCATCAGGAGCAAAACTATATAACAACGAGTTAGGAATAGCAAAATTGTTATTCAATAAATTACAGGTCAAAACATAAGACGATAGTGGAGATACTTGTGGAACGGAAGTAGAACTAAAAGTTTGGATTGTAGTATAACTTGGCGATTGTGTAGCACTCATAGAATAAAAAGTTCCTGAAATAGCACCTGTGCTTGAAGGTGCGGTGGATACAACCCAAGTATTTGCTGAACCTGATACAATATAAGTCCCAGTCGTAAGGTTTGTTCCTGAAATAACCATACCTGCTAAAAGGGCAGGAGAACCAGTTGTAGTTATAGTAGTTCCTACGCTGGAAGCAATAGAAAAGGCAGTAGAGGCAGGAGAGTTGGTAATAGTTGCTTGTGCGAGTGATGTTGTAGGAGGAGTTGAAGCATAACCAGTTTGACCTTGTGGATAATATCCTGCTGAAAACCCACAGATATTTCTAAAATTATTTGCTAAAATCCTTACCATAGGTGTAATTTGGTTAGTCGGTCTGCTCCAAGCAACTGGCGTAGTAGGAGAAGAGGTGGTAATAATACCAGAGGTGTAAGTTCCAATAGTATAAGTAGAAGTAGGGTAGGTTGCTAAACTAATAGGAAAGGTGCTTACATCAATAGCATAAGTAGCAGAGTTAATAACAAAGGTGATGAAATAATAGTAATTACCAGCAGTATCTAAAAGATAGTGTCCTTGTTGAACCATAACAAAGTGTAAAAAATCATTCAAAGTGCTTACTTGATAAAATCCATCAGGAATAGTGATTGTAATTTCACGCCCATCAACCCAAATATAACTAAACTGATTATTTCCTTGTGCGGCAGTAATATTAAAGGTTGAATAATACATCTGTACTGACCCAAGAGCAAGTTTTTGACCTTTTACAAACTCCACATTACCAGCAGGAAAGTTATACTTATAGACAGAGTTGTTAGTGTTAGGAACAACATTACTACTATTTACGATTAGAGTTCTCATATTATATATACTATACAATATAAAATAATTAGACAGATAATTCAATCAATAAGTTCATTCCATCGTGTTTTGATATTTTACCCTGCGACATAAACTTGACTACTAATTTCCTTAATTCTTTTAATAAAGCAACACTATTATTTCCTGCTAAATATTCTCCCTTCAAAAGAGTAAATCTATCGTTGTCTTCTTTATCCTCGTTGCTAATAGTTCTTTTTATTTTGAGTGTGTTTAATATACCAGCACCAGTAGCAATTTTCTCAAACAACTGGCGTTCCTCAATAGGTATTTGTTCGTAAATACGATTGCTTACTTTACCTGTTTCCAATAGTTCTAAAATAAACTCCTTCATTACATCACTAATAGGTGTTGGTTTAAATTGAGGTATGCGTCCTAAACTTGGGAACTTTACATTCAAAATATCACGCTCTTTCAGTTGGTTCATATTAATCACATACTTACCAAATTGTCTGTATGTAGGTTCAGGTTCGTATTTAAGACCTTCGCCAATTTTTTTGGTTCTAATTCTGCCGTTCTTTGCTTTCAAACCAAAACCAGTTTTTTCAGTTGAGAATGTTTCTTTACTTGTAGCATCACTAACACCTGAACTTTCTGCTTGTAAAGTATTTGCTAATATATAATCCTTCAAATTACTCATATTCGCAACACCACCAATATTCGTAGCATACCAATTTCTAAAACCTTCGTCCCTGCCTAATAGTGTTTTCAATTCACCAAGAGTAAGTTTTTGGTTTCCTACTTCACCTACAATATAAATACTTTGCGTTGAACTTGGAGTGCCTGATGCTAATACTGCTCTTGCTACTGCTAATCGTGGAACTGCTCTTGTGCCTACAATTACCTGTGCTAATATCTCAATATTTTCACCACCCCTTATAGTGCTACTACTGCTTTCAGCAATTTCTCTTTTCAATTCTTCTAATCCGTCCAATTGAGCGTCGCTTATACCTGATAAGGCATCTTGAACCTCTTGAAATCCAGTAAGAGCATCAACTCTACCACTATTAATATCGTCCAGTATTCTCTGTATTTGAACCCTTGTAGGCATAGTGGAAGTTAAATCTTGTAGCATACTTAAAGTTTCAAATTGGTTTATTTCGGCATCAGCGGATACTTGTTGAAACTCCTTTGAAGATGGTATGTTCTCCTGTAATCTATTTATTCTTTCTACGACAGGTCTAACTATATAATCAGGCAGTTGTCTAAAAGTAGTTGCTAATCTCTGTTCCAAAAGAGCAAATTGTTCCCTTGTAGGTAAAATTGCCCTTAAATCGTTGATATTATCAGTTAAAAGATTGAACTTGTTAGTAATTGAAGACAAGTTCGTGGAAACTCCTTTTGATGCTTCAAGTTCTTCCTTAAACTTTCTCAAATACTCAACAAAGAAGGTTGGTGAGATAAGACCCTTCGCAAAACGCTTACTAATATCACGCTCTATCTGTGGAAAAGATTGATTTAAAGTAAATAACTCATCAGGGTTAAGTTCGGCAATAATAGAACTTGCCTCTCTATACTGGAATAATCGTAAGAGATTGTTAAGGGCAGTTTTTTCTTGTAGTGCTATATCCGCCTGTAATTCAGCAGGAGATTTGAGTTCCTGTGGCGTTAAGGGTGCTACTTCACCACGCTGGAAACCTGCTCTCGCTTGTGCTACATTCGCATCGTTCGCAATAGCAATACGGAGCAACTCATCTTGGGTCATAACTCCCTTTGAGTAGTCGCTTGGGTTTCGTAGATTTCGTATCATCAAACTTCCAGTTCCGCTCATTCTGTTTTATATTTTATCGTGAGAAAATAAAATAAAAAAATTGATGCGAAAAAGTCATAAATAACATACTAATTTTCCTCTTCTTCTTCCTCAACTTCATAAATATCGTTAAAACCTTTCCTAAATCTATCACGCTGGTCTGCTTCCAAATCTATCATAAGAAAGTTCTTTTTTTCGGCAGTTGCGTCCTTATACATAGTGGTAAGGAACTCTTTACTCATTCCCAAATCAAACTCACGAGCAATCATCGTAAGGTTTTTCATACTACTAATTTGTTTTATTATCAGGTAAGTCATATTGTTTCTAATCATCTTCGGCACAGCATAATAGGACTGCGTAATATACACTAAACTTGCGTTTTTCTTTCTCGCTCTCAAAAAGAACTGCTCCATCGGTTTTTGGTTCTTTTCACCAACTAAATCGTCCATTACTATTAAAGTTTGTTGTTCCTTGTTGAGTTTATCTAAATCCGGTAATCCATCTTTATCAATTTCCATCATCTTCAACCCTTTCTTACCCAGTTTCTCATCAATATAGTTATACAAAGGTTCATCTTTATTTTTCGTCACGATGTAGATATTTTCAAAAGTATCAGGCATATTATAGATTAAAGACATAAGTGTTTGAGTTTTTCCGGAACCACTTGAACCCATAATAATCATACGGAATGGTAATTTAATATGGTGTGTTTCGTAATGAGGATTATGAGATTTTAGCAAAAACCTTTCAGGTATTTTTTTATACCAATCTACTAACTCTGCTTTCTTTTGCTGTTTTGGAGGCATATTATATTATACTGATAGAAAATAATATACTACTATATTATATTCAAGATGGCGACACAATCTCCTGATAATCCAGCACCTAATCCTGTATCCCCTGTATTTATTCCTGCTGACTGGAACTTAACCACAGCAAAATCAAGTGCTACTAATACTAAAAATCAGCGTATTATAGGTCAAGTTATTATGGTCGCAAGAACCTCCTTACCTTCTACAAATTGGTTATGGTGTGATGGTTCATCATACTCTACCTCACAATACGCAGAACTATTTGCTACTATTGGATATACTTATGGAGGTAGTGGTTCTACTTTTCAAGTTCCTAATTTTTTAGGTAAATCTCCTGTTGGAACAGACGCAATTGGGACTTTATCAACTACTTATCAAGGACTTGCTGGTGTAGTTTCAAGTGGTAATCGTACTCTTGTAACCTCTCAATTAGCATCACACCAACACGACTTTACACACACACACGGATACTCTTGGAATACAAGTGGAATTGGTAGTCAAAAAATTGCTCCTGAGGGTGCTACTGGAATTACAGTTCAGCAAAATATGAACTTTGGTAGTAGTAGTAGTAATACAACCACTCCCAACGAAACAAACCTTACTGGAAACGCAGGTTCAGGAATAGAATTACTACCACCCTTTTCTATTATAGCATTCTGTATTAGAGTGAGTTAGGCACTACAACCCAACCTGTTATTATGTATTTATTATCACTAATCGGCATAACTCCTGCGTGAGGATAAGTCCAGCAAGATGGAAACAAAATTAATTTACCTGCCTCTGCTTTTACCTTACCCCTATCCATAAAATCAGTTTCTCCTCCTTCTTCAATTGTATTTAAATACCACAAGTATGTAATTATTCTTGCTTCATCTTTGTTGTGGTAAAAATCGTTGTGGAACTTATATTTACCCACTCCTTTTTCATAACGCTGTATTTGAAATCCTTTATCACTCATACCCTTCCAACCAAATACCTGAATATTGCGACTTATATATTGTTCCAACGCTTTGGATAATTCGTTGCTTAACACCTTATCAATATCCTTCCAATTCTCACTATCTTCGCATAAGTGAAAATCAGTTGTATCTTTTACTTCTTTATCAACCCCTTTAAAAGTGCTTCCCTCACGCTTGTTCTCCTGACCTTCAAACCGCCGTATAATCTCATAACATAAAGGTTTAGACAAAGAATTGTTGTTGATATAAACATAATTATCGGTTTCTATTGAATTATTCATTCTAAACTATTATATAATCTATCTATATAATAATAATATGAGTATCAACAAACCACCAAAGTTTCCTTCAACCCCAGTATTTATACCTGCTTATTGGAATACTGTTATATCAGGCACTCTAACACAAGAAGAAGCAGACGCTCTTTATTTAAAGTTTCCAACAGGACAAGGCACAGAAAGCATACCTAATCTTATTGTATCAGGTTCTACTACGCTTGGTACTGTTAGTGCTACTTCTATTACAGGAACTGCTTATACAGGAGGTCAAATAATTGCTACAACCTACGATGCTTTACCTGTATATACAGTATCATCAACACTTCAAGTAAAAGATGGTTATATGAGTTTTTATAACGCAGATAATCCTTTAACAAAATCAACTCTGTTTCAAATAACAGGTGGTAAAGGAACAATAGACGCAACTGGTAGTGATTTTACTTTCGTTCAACCTCCGTTAATTACAACCGCTCCTACTGCTACTGATAATTCAACAAAAGTTCCTACTACTGCTTGGGTTAATAAACTTTTATCGCCTACAATAATAGGTGGTAGTATAACTGGTAATCCTCTTACTCTTAATTTTCAAAGTAGGGTTTTTCAAAACTTTGCTTATACTCTTGGGGCATCATCAGTAAGTATTAGTTCTATTTCTTTCTCTAATCCAGTTGAAGGAGGGCAGTATTTAGTATATATTAATACGCCTTCTACTGCTACTTTAACACTTCAAACAGGAGCAACAATATCAGGTTGGAGAACTACTTTTAATACTAACTTTGTTATTCCTGTAAGTTCATACGCACTTTTAAGTATTGTTTATGTGAATGGTGTTTATATTGCTGGGGTTAATATCTTAACATAATATATAATGGGTGTTGGATTTAATCTTGTTAGTCAATCTCCTCCTTCTTTTAATTGGTGTGGTAATGGATTACAAAATAACGGAGGTAGTCCAGGTCAAATATTATGGAACGCCGTTGGAACATCACCAGTATATATATCCCCTAATGGAGCAACAACTTCTATATTACAAAATCAAAAAGGTTCTTGGACTTATGTTTTTCTTAAAACAGGAAAAACAACAGGCACAACAACAGGAACTTGTTTAACTACTACAAGTTTTACAGATAGTGTATCAACTGGAACTGGAACAACGAATTATTATCTAACTATAACTGATACTAATACTGGTATAGCAACTCTTTTTAAAAACTCTGTTAATTGGGGTATTCTTTAATTTCTATATATATTATATTATGTTAAGTGAAGTATTTTGGGTTGCTTTTATTGGAACGACAACAGGTTGCTTAATTAAATTATGTTCTATGGCGTATAAGTCCAAGTGTAAAGAGGTTAGTTGTTGTTGTATGAAAATTGTTCGTGATGTTGAAGCAGAGGAAAAAGAAACAGAGTTTTTAGCAACACACAAACCTGAAATTAGTAATAAAGGTGAAAATAATTCCTCCTCTAATATATAATGCCGAGTATAATTGATAATCCTGAATTGTATGAAAAAGCAAAAAGTATTGTGTATCAAGAATATCCAAAACACTCTGCTTATCGTAGCGGTCAATTAGTCAAGCGTTATAAAGAGATGGGTGGAACTTATAGTGGAAAAAAGGATAATAGTGGTTTAACAAGTTGGTTCAAAGAAAACTGGAAAGATATTGGTGGTTTAGAGTATCCTGTTTATAGACCTACAAAAAGAGTAAATAAAAATACTCCTTTAACACCTGACGAAATAGACCCTGAAAATCTTTTACAACAAATACTTTTAAAACAGAAATACAAAGGTGATAAAAACTTACCTGCTTTTCAAGGTAAAGGATTATCTTATGAAATTAAACCTTACTCATACAAACAAGCAAAAAAATTGGGTGTAAAAATAGAACCATCAACAAATCCAAAAAAAAAGATTGATGTGTATGACTGGAATAAACAATTTATCTGTTCTATTGGAGCAAAAGGTTATAGTGATTATCCAACTTATATTGAGGAAAAAGGTAAAGAGTATGCTGATGAAAGACGCAGATTATATAAAATACGGCATACAAAAGATAGAACAAAATTAGGTAGTCCAGGTTATTATAGTGATAATATTTTGTGGTAATGGAAATTATTATATATATTGTATTATATATAAGAATATGACGAATTGGACTGATTATGTAAAAACCTTTGCGAAAGCAAATAATCTTACTTATGGTTGTGCTTTAAGCGACCCTGCGTGTTCTACTGGATACAGAAAAAAGTTTGGTATTAAAAAACCTCTTGGTAAAAACAAGGAAAGAGAACTTATGGGTATGGAGGATATTGATGCGAAACCTTCTAAAAAATTAGTAGATTTTAAAAAACGACAGGTTGAGATGAAAGCAAAACTAAATAAATCACAGGTTCAAAAACAATTGTTAGAAACAAAAGGTATGATGGCGGAAGATATTAACCAATTTGTTCCAGTTCAAGATTTAGCAGGTAATTTTGTTCCTGTTCCTGCTGAACCTGTTAAAAAAAAGCGTGGTCGTCCATCAAAGAAACAAGCAGAAAATATTACTATGGAGATTAAGGAGGTTAAAAAGCGTGGTCGTCCAAAGAAATACGCTACGGAAGAAGAAGCAAGAAAAGCGAAAATTGCTAATACTATTGCTGGTGCTAAACGACGCAAGGAAGCAAAGGCAGAAGGAAAAGGAATATTTAGTGGAATTAAGAAGGCAGTAAAATCTGTTGCTAATACTGCTACGAGTGTTGTTAATAAAGTAAAGGATACTGCGAGTGCTGTTGTTTATGGTCGTAATGATTATCCACCAAAAGTTCGTAAAATAATATCTCAATATGGGGGTAAAAATATTACTGGTATTACTCTTGGTAGAACTCCTTTGGGAACACCTCTTATGACTGCCTTACAAGTAGCAAGTGGTAATACATTCTCACAAAAATTACAGAATACTCCGTATGATAAACTTTTCCACTTATTTGCTTGTATTGAGTTAGATAGTAGCAGTAAAATTACTATTGAAAAGAATGAAGTAATCAATTTTGATGTTGGTTGTAAAATACCAAAAGATACTGAAACCAAAGTTATTACTGGTAATATTCCAATTGGTTTATCGCTCAACGATGCTTTGGAAAAGACACGAGAAAGAATGGGTGGTAATTATTTTACTTATTCCGCAAAAGATAATAACTGCCAAGATTTTATTGTTGCTTTTTTAACTGCTAATAATATTGGTGATGAAACGGATAGGTCTTGGGTGAAACAGGAAACCAAAGTTCTATTTGAAGGCAACGATAGATTACGAAAAATTGCTAATACTCTTACGGATATTGGTGCGAGGGTTGATGTATTAAGACAAGGTGCTGGTATTGAGAGTGATAGTGATAGTGATAGTGATAGTGATAGTTCTACGATTAGTTCTTCAAGTTCTTCCAGTTCATCAAGCAGTAGTTCAGGTGGTAGTATGAGTGGCGGTGAAATTATTGATTTTGAAGATTTAAAGTGGGGAAGTTTTAGCAATCAGTTAAAACAATACAATAAAACTCATACCCCAAAATTAGATTTACATTCTTTTGCTATGATGATACTTGCTAATCCTAAAAAGTTTAATAAGCGAACAATTAAAAGAGCAAGGTTTTATGTGAATGTAATATTGAAGAAAGGTGGTATGATTGATGAAGAAAATAAAAATCCTAATATTCAGGGAAGAGGTAAAAAAAAATCTCCGGTTAATAATATAGGAATGGCGAATAAGTGGATAGAGTATGTAAAAGCGTATGCGAAAAAGCATAATCTTAAATACAACGACGCACTCAAAGACCCAAAGTGTAAAGCAGGTTATAAAAAGGGTGAAGGTTTATTTGATGTATTAAAATCAGTAGGACAAGCAGTTGCTCCTGTTGCGATTGATTTAGCAAGTGATTATGCTAAAAAGAAAGTGAGTGGTGGTGGTATGCCTACATCAAGGGACGAATATATAGCACAACTTTACGAACAAGCAAATCTCGGTGCGAATGGTAGAGTTAATTTAAACTAACTGGGGGTCTGTTGCCCCCTAAAAAAAGCGACTATGTTGTAGCAATACCATCTTACGATAGAATTAAATTATTATTACAAGATACTTTACCAACTTTGTTGCGACAAGGTGTTCCACCAAGTAAAATTAATATTTTTGTTGCTAATAAAGAACAAGAAGAGTTATATAAAACAGAAGTTCCTAAAAAATCGTATAATAAAATTATTGTAGGTGTAAAGGGTCTTGAT